AGCTCTTTCGCCAAAAAGAAAATAAAATACCAGTCGTTACTTGCTTTTGAGGTCTGCTTTCGCTTCCTCCACTTTGTGCTCCGTTCCAGAGTTCAGCATGGCAAGCTGAATCTCTTGGAGGACAGAAGCAGCTACGGTCCTCTTAAGAGCAGCCACTTCGCCGTCCTGGAACATACGGCGACCATCTTCATCCAAAGCTTTTTCGACCATCAAACCCAAGGCAAAGTCCTTGCTGTCTGTAGCGTCAAGCTTTGTCTGGATCGATTCGCGCTCATCAATAGTAAGCGGGTGCCAAAACACCTCAAGCACCACCTCGTCGCCTTCTTTTACTTCGTACTTATACAGCTGGCTAACGCCAAACTTGTTCCGAAGCAGTTCGGTGGCCCGCATAAATCAATGCCGTTTCGATCAATATACTACACGACTGCAGTAAATTGACAAGAAATAATCCCCAAAAAATGCGCTCGGTCTTCTAGCTCAACAGGACTTGGCCCAGTAACGTCCATGACCCTTGGAGAAACGCTAAACGTATCTGTATAGTCAGTGGCGTTTACTGACGTCAAACCGTCAATAACAGATTCGCTAACAGCAGACAGGACAGATGTTCCGGCTGATTTTGGAACGTAAACGTCGCACCGAATTACACCGCTGTAATAGTCAGATGCTGCGCCTTGGTTTTGAAGCGTTGAACGATTAAAGTTAACGCTCATGACAACGTATTTTGTAGTTTTACCAGGAGTTGTAAAACGAACGTTGTCATAGACCATTAGCACTGTGTCATCAGCGTCTGTAACAGCGTCAGTAACTGCTTTTTCAAAAGCAGCGCGAGCATTTACAAGAGTCATGACTTAACCACTAAGTTGTTCATAGCCGACAGGTGCGACCATGCGCTGACCAGTTTGAGCAAAAACTCTGCCAACTCTTTTTTCTTGAAAATTTGCATTTATTAGATCTCGCATTTCGCCCTGGACAAACTGCGGGATGCCTGATTTAGGCGAGGCAAATGCTTGCAAAGCATATACAGCTGTATTCCCGATATAAACAGTTGGTTGCCTCTTGTAATTAAACTCAGGCACTGGATGGCGCGGTTTAATTGTTTTTTGATTTGAACCTTGTTTGTACGTTGACCAAGGCTCAGTTTTTTCGTCTTTTGCTTGTGGCCTTTGCGTAGATGCTTTCCAACTAGACGCAAAAAATCCTGTGTCTACAGGGCTTACATCAGAAGACAAACCTTCGACAGTAAGGCCAATTAAAGCGTTGAAGTCTCTGTTGAGCTGCTGCTCAAGGTCAGTTACGATCTGCCCAATGCCGCGCTTAGCCATCAGAATCGCACCCTTACAATATAAAGATACTCTTGGCCGCCACGGTAAGTTTCAATGTTTGTAATTTGAGCAGCCTCGTCTGAACCTGCAAATCTAAGCGTGACTTCATCCTGCATCGTGGGCTGATTGTCACCAATTTGATCAGGAGCAATATAAATACGAGCTTGTCGCTCTTCTTTGCCGTCCTGCTCCTCAGACCGAATAAATTCAACCGGACACTTCAAGTCAGAGTAAGGGCGGTCAAACAAAGTGAATGATCCCTTTTCGACATCGTATTCACCGTCAAACTTACGTGTGTAATCAATAGTCGTGTCCAAGCTGTCGCCAAGATCCTTGACAATCGACTTGGCCGCAGCTCGAAAAGCTTTGTCTAGCGCTCCAGGCATATCAACCCCTCACGGTACGGACTTGGTAACCGCCGCTCCCACCAAGGCAATAAGCGCCAAGGTAAGACTGGAGCCAAGGATAAACATCAAAGACATTATTGACGGTTCCCGTAGTCTGGCTAGCAGTGTTGTACTTGACCTCCATCTCCCCGAGCTTGACGGACTCGTATAACCCCGTATCGCCGGTAGACCCTGTAATTGCCTCCGTGTCATTGGCTAAAGCATTCGCCAACTCGAATGCAGCGTATTTGATGTCGTTTGGGATAGCTGTGCAAACTAGCTCTACCCGATCAACGTGATAATTATTGCGAGGCCAGCTCAAAGCTTGCTCTGAATCGCAACGATCACCATAAAAATTCAACGTGTCGATCCAGCGGGTAGCTGAGATCAATGCACGATTTTTGTTGTCATCAGTCTTGTCGTCCCAGTTGGTGCTGCTTGGAACGGTTTCAAAATATGAGTCGGCTTCAGCCAAGGTCACGTAGCTGTTGGCTGATGAGCTGCTGAGAGTAGCGGTGATCGTTGCAGCCACGAGTTACTTCCCTACCTTTTTCATTGCCATTTTATGCGCTTCCGTAAAGGTCTTACCAGCCTTCATCAGACGCCGCATTTCGGCCATGTGTTTTTTGGTGTGATGCTCTGCATGGCGTTCCATCGCAGCTTTTTGCCGGGTGGTCAGCTTTTTAGGAGTGCCGTATGCCATGCCAAAAAGAAGGTGGCCCCACCTAATGGTAGGGCCGTTTGTCTCGTCAGGATCAGGTGGTGGCGTTATCCAGAGGAGAGTTGACGAAGATCTCAACCATAGGGATGAGGTCGATGTCGTAGGTGGCAGACCAGTTGCTGCCGGTACGCAGGTTTGCGTTGGTGGGGTTGTCGTCAGAGGAGCCCCACTTGGTGCCCATGACGTGATAGGCGGAGTGGTAGTCCACAGACAGGACGTCTTGCTTCGAGAGCACGTTCCGGTCAGCTTCAATCCGAAGATCCTGCTGCACACCCTCAAGGATGGTGCCGGACTTCATCATGTAGCAACGGAACTCCTGACGGTTGCCAGAAGCAGTCGGGTCATTGATGTTGACCTGAGAGTCGACGATGACGCGACAACCAGCAAACTCACCAACCTCACGAGCGCCGACGCCAACACCGCCGCCACCCCAAGTCACTGCGCCTTCAGCGGCGAGTGCAGAAGTAGAGAAGGTCAGCAGACCCACCTGATACAGGTAGTAAGCGACAGAGGGGTGAACGATCAAAAGATCCATCTCCTCACCACGCTCACCCAGCTTGGAACGAGCTTCTGCAACAGTTGCAGCGGTCAGGTAGTTGGACTCAGAAGTAGCGCCAGAACCACCCAGGTTCTTCTCAAGACGATGGTCGTTGAGAGCAGTGTGGAACAAGCCAGTCAGCTGCTCAAACAAGCGAGCACTGTTCAGCTTGTTGATTGCATCAGCCAGCTGGTTGCGGATGTGAAGCATGGGGTCTTCACCCGCTGCCAAAATCGCGATGTCATCCACGGCGTAGGCGAAACCACGGTGAACGATGGTTGCAATTTGGGTTCCGGTGCCAACCTTTTGAGGGGTCAGGTAACCAGCGCCACTGGTGCCCCAAGTCGCAGTACCGTCAAAAATTTCTTCTGTCGGTGCAACGGGGTTGAACTCAGGAACCTGAATCCGGGTGCCACCTTCACGAGCATCAAGCAGTGAATTACGCACCACAGCGCCAGACTTGATGAACTGGCTGCGTTCTTTGATTGCCTCAGACACGTAGGTGCTGAGATTATTCCTTTTTACGATGTCCGCGAGTAGGACACCGCCGGAATAATTCTGAAATGGAGCGGCCATTTCTTATTCGGGAGTAAGGTTTGCGGTTCACAAGTCACGGACTTGTAGGTGTCCCACGGGGACTACTTACCTGCCTCTCTCCTGAGCACGGCTGCAAGATCGGGGTCGGAAGCATCCAAGGCCATTTGCCTTGTTAAGTTAATACTACCTTCTAACCAAGGATTAGCGATGCCTGCGGCATTAGCTGTTGATGTATTTGGCTTTGCGCCCATCCCAGCTTGAGTGCTTGGCTTGAAGTGATGCTCATAGTTAGAGCCAGGGTTTTTAAGCTTGGCAAGGTAGACATTGATGTCCTGTTCAATGCCGCCGTCTAAAACTTTGACGGTGCCATCTTCAGACTTCTTGAGACTGCCTTGGATCAATTGCAGCATCTGGTCTGAATTGATTGCGCCAGCCTGATTGATTGCTGAAAGTGCAGCGTTTTTCATTGCTTCCGTTTCGTTAGAAGCCCGAACGTTTTGCAGCTCTTGCTCTAACTCAGCAATCCGCTTGTCTTTTTCAATGCCAGATTTGTTGGCTTCTTCCCAAAGAGGTTGCCACTGGCCTTGCTCTTCAAGAC